CGAGGTGTGGCGCGTGGGCGCCGGCGGCTACGTAGAGCTGCACATTGAGGCCGTAGCCGGGCAGCCGGCCGTATGGACTCCCGTAGCCGACCAGGCGCAGTTTATTTACATCCCCTCGCTGCTGCCGATTGGCTTTCTTGCCTACGCCGAGCCGACGCTCTCGCATTACTTCGACATTCTCAGCACGATTCAGAGCCGGGGCGCTAACCCTATTCCGCTCGTAGAGCTACACGTTGAGGACGAGTGGGAGGGCGAGGCCGAGGAGCTCGAGGCCGTCGTAGACGCGTGGGCAGCAGCACGGCAGAGCCGCAACGGCGCCGTAGCCGTCACGCCTCGAGGCATCAAGCTCATCGTGCACTCGGCCGACGACGTAGGCGCCATGCTCATCGAGGCGCGCAACGCCGTACGGCTTGACATTGCCAACTACGCCAATCAGAACGCCTCGCTGCTCGATGGCAACTCGGGCGCCTCGGATAACTACTCCAACACGCTGCAGGACGCTAACGAGTTCCTGCGGCTCTCCCTCGGGCTCTACACGCTGCCTATCGCAATGCGGCTCTCGCAGGACGACGTAGCCGGCGCCGGCGAGCTAATCACGTTCGAGCTGCCCGGCCTCGAGGACTTCACAGCCACCAAGGGCAACGCCGTGGCACCGGCCTCGGCTCCCGCACTCGAGACAGGAACCAACTAATGCTGCACACTGCCGGCACGCTGCTCGCTGCCGACGTACAGGCGCGTATTCTGCGCTACCTGCTGCTGCCGTTCGGCAAGCCGGGCAACACCAACCTCGGCAAGCTGACGGCCTCGGCCGGCACTGTGACCGTGCCGGCCGACGTTACCGGGCTGCCCGTCAACGAGGAACACGACTACAAGCGGCCCGTGGGCAACTTCGTAGAAGTGACCGAGACGCCGGCCGGCCTCGAGGCGGCCGTCAAGATCGCCAATACCCGGGCCGGCGACGACGCTCTCGAGCTGGCAGCCGCCGGCCTCCGCCGTGGCATTTCCGTGGAAATCAAGAATCCCGTTATCCGCAACGGGCGGCTCGTGGCCGGCGAGCTCGAGGCCGCCGGCCTCGTCGTCAAGCCGGCGTTTCCCGAGGCGCTGCTCATGGCGGCCGACGTGGGCGAGCTTTCACCCGAGGCGCTCGGCGCACAGTCTGCGGCCGACGCTGCGCAGGCCGTCGCCGACCAGCTCAGGGACGCCGGCAACGAGGCACCGCCGGCCGACCAGGCACCAAGTACCGACCCCGTAACCGCAACAGACAAGGACGCCATGAACCCCGAACTGCTCGCTGCTCTGCAGGCTCTCGTAGCCGGCCAGAAAGCGGCACCGGCCGCTCTCACTGCAAGCACCGTTGTAACCGACCGGCTGCAGGCGCCGGCCGCGCCCGGCTCTGCCATGGACTCTCTGACGGCGACCCTCGCCGGCATGGGCACCGTGACCGACCCGCGCCTCATGGCTGCCAACCTCGACACCATCACGCAGGCCGACGTATTCGACAAGGTGAGCACGCCGCAGTACACCGGCGAGCTCTGGCAGCAGCGGCGCTACGCTGCCCGGTACATGCCGCTCGTTGCCTCGGACACCCTCACGGCCGCGACCGTTGAGGGCTGGCAGTTTGTCGCCGGCAAGACGCCGGCCGTCTCCGATTGGGCACCGCCGTATTCCGGCACCATCCCCAACGAAACCATGAACGACATTCCTACCAACGAGGTAGCCGCTGAAATCAAGACGTGGAGCGCTGCCCGGCTCGCCGGCGGCCACCGTATTGACTTGATTCACAAGCACCTGCCCACGCCCGGTTTCTGGGATGCCTACCTGCGAGAGAGCACGGACGACTTCACCCGCAAGCTCGACGCCAAGGTCTTGACTCACCTTGACACCACCAACACCGCCAAGACGGCCACCGGCAACGACGCGGCGAGTGCATGGGCCAAGCTCGTTTTCGGCGCCTCGTGGTGCCTCGAGGTGGCGCTGCCGACGTACGCCATTGTCGGCAACGACCTGTACCGCGAGCTGCTCAACTCGACCCAGCTCGAGAACCTCTCGATGCTCAACGCCTCGCTCGGCTTGGAAGAGGGCACGCTCGATAAGTTCCGGCTCGTGCCGGCGCCCGTTTCCAACACCGGCATGAACGGCAAGGTCATCGTGGGCGCCGGCTCGGCGACCGTGCTGCACACGCTGCCCGGCGGCGCCGTCCGCGTTGACGGCGTAGAGGTCCAGAAAGGCGCGATGGACCACGGCGTCTTCGGCTACTACGTCGTGCGCACGCCCGATATCCGAGGCGTTATCAAGGTTTCCTAGCGCAAGCTCGCCGGCGGCGCCGTGCCGAGCGCCGGCGCCGTCGGCACCCAAACCCGCAAGCGCGAATTATAAGCGCTTGACAAGTGTGCTAGTCCAAACTGTTACGCGATTATTACAGGAGAAAAATGTACATCGCCGCTATCCGTACCCTGCTGCGAGCCAAGACGACGGCCGCAGCGCTTACCGCTATCGGTGCCCGTGGCGGCGCCGACCCGGCGACCGCGACCGACGCCGAGCTCCGCACGGGCACGCAGTCAGCTACCCGCATGCTCACGCCGCTGCTGCTCGGCAACCTCGCGAGCACGTCTGGCACCACGGCGGCCCGGCCGACCGACGCGAAAGCCGGCTTTAGCTACTTCGACAGCACGCTCGGCAAGCCGGTATGGCTCAAGACGGCGCCCTCAACGTGGGTAGATGCCACCGGCACGGCGGCCTAGCTCATGCTCATAGGTTGGGTAGAAACCGACGACATTCTCGAGTACTGGAGCGACGCACCGGACTACACGCCCGGCGGCATCCTCGCAACGCTGCTCGACGTGGCGCACGAGTTGTGCGCCGGCTACGCGCCGCAGCCGTTGCTCGACCCGGCGCCGGCCCGGTACATGCTCGCGCAGATCATGCTCACCAAGCACTTGTGGGCAAGGAAGAACACCGGCGACAGCTCGACCATGGGGCCCGACGGTTTCGTGATGAGCACGTATCCGCTCGTGCTCGAGTCCCGATCGCTGCTGCGGCCTAAAACCTCGCCGTTTGCGGGTATGCGATGACGGCGCCGGCCACGCTGCGGGAGCAGCTCGCGCAGCAGATCAAGGCGGATAACCCGACGTTCCTTGTGTGGGAGTATCCCGACGCGCCGGCCAACGTGACAGCCGGCCGGCCCGTCGTCTCCGTGTGGCGCGAGCTTATGGAGACGCACCCGACGACGGGCCTAGCGCTCGAGCACACGCTGAAAGTCAACGTGTACCTCTCGAAAACGGCCGGCGCTGCGGCCGAGCTCGAGTGCGACAACGCACTCGATGCCGTCATGTTCTCACTGCAGCGCATGCCCAATCTCCGTTTCGTCAAGGCGACCAGGCAGTCATTCCGCGACGGCACTCTCGCCGGCTGGCAGCTCGAGGCCGCCGGCACATCCAAGAACGTCTACCGCTCAACAGTTCTCACAGGAGGATAACCCGCTATGCCGCACACAATGCTTGAAATCAAGAACGCCTCATTCAAGGCAGCCCTCGGCGCTGCTGCTCTCGTGGAGTACGCCGACGCCGTTGAATCGGCAGCTATCAACGTCTCGAGCTCGCCGTACAAATTCACTCCGATTAGCGGCGCCGTGCAGCAGGGCAGCGGCGCACTGACTGAGGAAATTCAGATCAGCTTGGGGCAGGATTTGACCGCCGCGAGCCTCTACACGTTCCTCCGGACCAACCACGGCGGCAAGGGAAAAATCGAGTTTTTCCCCAAGGGCGGCACGCTGCCCAAGGTGGCGGCGAACGTGACGTTTCAGGCGCCGGCCGTCATCGGTGGCGGCGCCGGCATCGCCATGGCAACGGCAACACTGCTCGTTGACGGCCTCTGCACCATCACCGCCGGCTAATGAGCCGTAGCCGGCCTCTCGCGCCGAGCGCTACGAGTCTGCGGGAACTGCAGGCCGTAGCGCTCGGCATCAAGCTCGTCTCAAAAGAGATCCGCAAGGACATCAACGCCACCGTGCGCGAGGTACTTAACCCGGTATGGCAAGAGGAAATAGCCGACCGCGTTTCACAGTCCGGCAGCAGGGTAGACGGGCTCATCTTCGCCAAGGGCGCCCGAGTGGCGGCCGGCAACCCGGCCCGAGTCATGGCGGCAACGAGCAAGCGGCCGCTACGCAAGGGCACCGGCGGCCTCCGGCCCGACGTGCACGGCCGCTCGTTTGAGTTCGGCACATTCGACAAGGAAAAAAAGAGCACCTATACCGCTCACAGCTCCAAGGGCAAGGCGTACCAAGTGACCAGGCGCGCAGCTACCGGCATGCCGAGCAAGAGAAAGGCCGGCCGCATCGTGTACCCGGCTTTCGCCGAGACAATGCCGCGCATGGTCTCTCTGTGGGTATCGCTGATCGCACGCAAATTTTACGACGCATTCGAGGGTAAGTAATGGCGGTAAACATAGAGCTCGTGGCCGACGTTTCCGACGTCGTACGCGGCGCCGACAGCATGGCCGACAGGTTCGCCGACGTTTCCGACTCGCTCGTGGAGCTGGCACGGGACGCCGATAAGAGCGGCGACAAGATCGCCTCGAGCATCAAGGATGCCGGCAAGAGCACGGCCGGCCTCGAGGACGGCGTCAAGGATGCCGGCTCCGCCGTGGAGCGTTTCGAGGACAAAGCCAAGCAGGCTTTCCGGCAGCTCGGCGACGAGTCCAAGCAGGCATCAAGCAAGGTAGCCAAGGACCAGAAAGACGGCTTTAAGGAGGCCGGCGAGGGCGCCGAAACTTTCAAGGACGAGGCTAACGCTAACGCTAAGGAAGTTGCGGCGAGCTTCGACGGCTCGGCCGAGTCAATCCTCGACGGGTTCCAAGGGCTAGCGGCAGAGATGTTTTCCGGGTTCGGCCCGGCCGGCATCCTCGCCGGCGTGGCAATGGCGGCCGGCGTCGGCATGGCTGTTACGGCGCTGCAGGACGGCGCCGAGGCAGCCACGGCCATGAAAGAGAAAGCCGTAGGGCTCTCCGACGCGTACGCCGAGGCCGGCGGCGACATAGCACAGCTTGACCTCGCCGACACCATCAAGGAGTGGGGCCGCGAGGTACTCGAGGACAACTGGATTACGTTTTGGGCGGACGAGTCCAAAACCAAATTTCAGGAGACGGCCAAGGACGCGAAAGAGTACGGCGTCTCGAGCCGTGACGCTATCCGAGCTGCGGCCGGCAGCGCCGAGGAATCACAGCAGTTCCTCGACAGGACGGCCGACTCATGGGCGCAGCTCACCAAGCAGATAGACGCCGGCACCACCACGACCGAGGCCGGCCTGCAGGTACAGGACGACGACGCGAAAGCGGCGCTCAAGCGCCGTAACGCGCTCTCAGACCTGCGAGGGCAGGCCGAGGAAAACATCAAGACGCACGAGAACGCAATCGAGATATACGAGCTCGAGACGGGCGCGACCGAGGACGGCACCGAGGCGCACGAGGCCAAGGTAAAAGCACTCGAGGACGAGGCCGCAGCGATGGACGAGGCCGCCGGCGCTGCCATGGATGCCATGGGCGCCGAGCTTGATTACAACGAGAAAATCAAGCAGAACACCGAGGACATTCTCAAGAACGGCAAGGCCACCGATACCAAGTCTGCGGCCGGCATCGCCAATAACAAGACGCTGCTCGACTCGGCCAAGGCGGCGCTCGAGCTCGAGGCCGCGCAGATACGCGAGGGCGCCTCAACGGCCGACGTGACGGCCAAGACGCAGGCGGCCCGGGATGCTTTCGTGAGGCAGGCCGAGGCCGCCGGCTACAGCAGCGACGAGGCGCAGCGGCTCGCCGATAAGTACGGGCTCATTCCCAAGAACGTTGACACCAAGGTCAAGGCGCACAACGTGCAAGAAACCAAGAACGAGATAGCCGGCGTAGGGCAGCCGGTAAACGTGCCCGTGCGCCCGTACCTCGACCAAACCGCCAAGTGGAGCTTTCACGAGGAACTACGCCGGGCAACACAGCCCGTTACACAGTCCGTTTCTATGAAACTCATCAAGGAGCTAGGGAGTAGCACGCCATGACAGTGACCATGACGGCCACGCCGGCACCGGAAACCGGCTCTGTTCAGCTACGCCTCACCGGCGCCGGCACCGTGACCAGGCTCGAGCGTGCCGACTCCAACGGCACGGCGAGCGTGCGCACGCTGCCCGGCGTGCTGCCGTGGACATACGCCGGCTCTGACTTGATTATCGACGACTACGAGCCGGGCGCCGGCGCCGTGAACTATTGGGCGGAAACCGACGCCGGCACCGTGCCCGTCTCCGTCACTTTCGAGCTGCTCTCGCCGTGGCTGTTCGTACCGCTGCAGCCGGCCTACTCGGCCGAGCTCAAGAGCATCACCTCGTACAACGCCGGCCGGCCCGGCCGCTCAAGCGTGCTCGAGCCTATCGGCCGGCGCGACCCCGTAGTCATTACCCGGGCCATGGGCAGCCGGCGAGGGCAGCTCTCAGCGTTCGCCGGCGCGACGTACGCCGCAGCGCGCGAGCTCGAGGCAGCGTGCGACCGGGGCGAGGTACTCATGCTGCGGCAGCCCGAGCACGCCGGCCTCGATATGTATTTCATCTGCGAAAGCTCAAACATCGAGCCGCTGCTCGTGGAGGGCGGCAAGACGCTATGGGGAGTGAGCCTCGACTACATCGAGGTAAGCCGGCCGGCCGAGAACATCGCCGGCGCCCTTGGTTGGACGTTCGCCGAGCTGGCAGCCTCGGCGCCGAGCTTCTCCACCATCACACGCCGCTACGCCACATTCGAGGACTTGAGATTGGATAACCGGATATGAGCATAACCGCGCCCTACAAGGCACAGGCGCTCGAAACTGTCAAGGCCACTCACCGGCAGGAGTTTTACGCCGAGGCCACTACAGCGGCCGGCGTAACGCACCGGCTGCAGGTATCCGACGCAACCGTCAGTTTCTCCGAGGACTACAGCCCGAGAGTGCAGGCCGTCATGAGCTGCGCAAACAACCTCGCGCCGGCCGTGCTCGCCGAGCTCGACCCTCGCGCCGGCCTCATGCTCGGGCTCTACGCCGGCTACGTCTACCCGGGCGCCGACGCCGACGTGCAGCTACTCGCGCGGCTGTTCGCCTCAACCCGTGGCGCCTCGCAGCCCGGCGACGTGCTCGAGCTCGTGGGCGCCTCGGCCGAGGTACGGGCGCACGAGGTCAAGTGGCTGCAGGCAGCGCAGGTAAAGACGTTCGCCGGCGTCGTGGAGGCCGTGCAATGGCTCGCCGACTACAGCCTCGCGCCGGCCACGGCCGAGCTCGAGGCAACCGTAGGCGCCGGCTACCGGGCCGACCTCGTGACGGCCGTAGCGCTCGAGCCGGGCCTCGTGCTGTGGGACGTTATGCACGCTCTCACGGCCTCGGCCGGCCTCGTGCTCTACGTCGATGCCGCCGGCGTGTGGCGCCTCGAGCCGCCGGCCACCGTGCTCGGCGAGACGGCCGCATACCTCGTGCCCGGCCCGAATAGCACCGTAACCAAGCTCGACGACGTTCTCAGCCGCGACGGCTACGCCGAGGCCGCTCTCATCCGGTTCACATGGAAAGACGCCAACGGCGATAGGGAGATTCTCGGGACGTGGGCGCCGACCGTGGCCGGCCTCGCGTACGGCGCCGGCTGCAAGGTATGGGAGAGCGAGCGGCCCGGCCCGATAACGCAGAGCGCAGCGAACGAGGCCGCACGCCTCGCCATTGTGCAGCTCTCAACACGGGGCAATGCCTACGTGATCGACGCGGCCGCGCACTACTGGCTCCGACCAGGCGCAGCCGTGCAGCTCATGACGGCCGAGGGCGAGGTTATCCGCCATATCTGTAAAACCGTCACTTTCAACATTGCCGCCGGCTCGATGACCGTCACCACGCGCGAGCCAAACAACCTAGGAGACAGCTAAAAAATGGCACTGACACTCGCAAACTCCGTTCCCTACGCCGGCCCGAACGACGCGCCCGACGTTCCCTATTGGCAGCAGCGGCAGGCCGAGTTCATCGACACCGACAAAACGAGCAAGGATGCCCGGCTGACGGCCGTAGAGAAAGCCGCTCGAGGGCAGCTCTATTTTGCGCAGACAACGGTTAACTCGGGCTCGTTCGCCTCCGCTACCGTCGTCTCGAATATCCCCTCGTTTACATTCCTCGCCGGCCGGCGCTACCGGATCGCGTGGGAATTTTCCTACAACACCAGCGTCGGCGGCACGTACATGAGCATATGTATAGGCCGCTGCTCAACGACTGACGCGGCCGGCCTCACGACTGGCATAACCAACCTCGGCGGCCGCACGATTCACACGGACGGCGCCGGCCTCACCGAGTCGCGCAGCGTGTACGGCTATTTCAACCCGGCGGTAGATACAACGGTTCAAATCAAGTTCTACGGCACCCGCACGGCCGGCAGCGGAACCATGGTCATGCTCGGCGGCTCCGAGCCGGCCTACTACACCATCGAGGACTTGGGCGCACAGCTCTAGCACAAGGGAGTTAAAAAATGGAATCCATCGCATCATTTATCAAATTCGCCACCGGCAAGACGCTCGGCATCGCGCCCTACATCGGGCAGTGTGTCATGTTGTTTCGAGAGTGGAACATCAGGAACAACGGCAGCGAGCCGTACTCGGCCGAGGGCGCGTGCAACCTCTGGACTACCCGAGGCGGCCACGCGTACATCTGGGACGGCTATAACCGCATCGCGGCCGGCGCCGGCCGATACGGCGACTTCACCATATGGAGCGGTTACGCCGGCGCGTATCCGAATGGCGGCTATGGTCACGTTGCAATGTTCCTCAAGGACAACGGCAACGGCACCGGGCAGTTCCTCTCGTGCAACCCCGGCCCGGTATCCGTGCGCACTCTCAGCCTCGCCGGCATCCTCGGGCACCTGCGGCCCAAGGTGGCACCGCCGGCCGACCAGGCACCCGGCGCGGCCGCCGTCGTCAAGCGGGTAAAGGTCAAGGTAGACGGCGCCAAGTACCGCAACGCGCCTCGCCTCAACGCGCCCGTACTGCAGTCTTTCGCAGCCGGCACCGAGATTAACCTCAAGGGCCACGTAACCGGCGACGACGCGAGCGGCAAGGGCGATAACGCGTGGGGTGTGGGCGCGTTCACCGGCGGCTACATCAACCTCTCAACGCTCGTTGAGGACACTATCAACGGCTTGCCCTACCTCGGATAAGGAGAGAGACATTATGGCGGCTCTGACAGCCAAAGAAACGGCCGTAGGCGGCACCGCCGGCGGCGCCCTCGTGCTCGTATGGGCGGCCCGGCAGCTCGGCGTAGACATGCCGGCAGAGGTGGCACTCGTGCTCGCTGCCGGCGCGGCATGGCTCGCCGGCCGGCTCGTGGACAACAAGAAAGGACGGCGCGAGGCATGAGCGCAACTGACGAGGCCGTGACGCTCGGCGAGCTGGGGCGCCGGCTCGCCGAGGTAGCCGGCGGTGTTACGGACATTCGAGCCAAGCTCGAGAACGTGCCCGACTGGCGAGACGTGCAGCGGGTAGAGGACGGCCTACTAGACAAGATCAAGAACGTGGCCGGCAAGGTCTCCGACCTCGAGGACGGCAGGAAGTGGACTAACCGACAGATCGGCGCAGCACTCATCGCCGGCGTGGGCGGCCTCGTGGCCGGCGTTGTAGGTATCCGCTAAGCCGGCCGCAGCCGGCGCAGCTGCAAGAAAGCCTAGAACACGCCGAGTTGCAAAAGCTCCCCTTGTATGGAATCTACAAGGGGAGCTTTCCGGCGACCAGGCACCGCCGGCCGGCTCATGTTCCGACCGTGCTATTCAGTTTTGACCTCGAGAACCTCGCCGGCGTCGGCTAGGTTCGCTGCTGCGGTATCCCATGGAACCCACATAAACACGTTGCACGCCTCGTTAGGGCAGAACGCTTGAGCCATGGTGGGGAAGATGAACGGCGGCACGGCACCGCACATAGGGCAGTTGGGGCACTTGACCTCGGGCGCCTCGCTGCTGCTCATGAGCGGCACGCCCTCGGCTGCTTGCCCGGCCGGCCGGCGGCGAGCCACTCGTACGGCACGCCGGTACGCATCGCCCATAGGCGCATGACGTGCGACTTAGCCGGCACGGCGCCGTTAATCCAGCGGCTCACCGTGTTGCGGGACACGCCGAGGTACTCGGCCATATCGTTGACGGAAACCTCGGCCTCGCGCAGCGCTTTACGCAGCCGGTCTGCTTCGTCAAATTCGGGAGTATGGGGCACTGTCTGCAAAATGCTCATGTACCAACAGTTGCACATATCACCATTAAGACGCAATGAAAGTTGCGTCTTGAATGTGGGATAATCCCGCACACTTGCGCCACGCGGGAACTACACGTTTGTAATTCCCGGTGCAATGCACCACTATGAACACATGCACTTGAACTTTCAAGAGGCGCGGCTGCTTCACCCGGCCGACCTCATCGGCGCCAACGAGGCGGCCGCCATTCTCAACGTCTCCAAGCCAACGATTACCCGGCGCGTGGCTGCCGGCACGCTCAAGGCGTTTACGCAGCTCGACGGCTGCCGTGGCGCTTTCATCTTTGACCGCAACGACGTACTCGCAGCGGCACGCCTCGAGGCGGCCCGGCCGGCGGCTGCAGCATGATCGGCGAGCACATCACGTTTGCGGCCTCACGCGGCATCCTCGGCGTCTCCGAACGCACATTCTTCCGGTACATCGAGGCCGGCTTTATCCAAGCCTACGAGCTGCCCACGGGCGCTCTCCGATTCAAGCGCGCCGACGTTGAGGCGCTACTCAAGCCCAAGAAAGCAGGCAGCAGCAAGTGAACACAGTAACCGAGGGTGAAACCCGAGTACGCCGGCGCGGCGCCGTCATCCTGCCCAACGAGGTCATCTACGACCAGACACTCTCGTACAACGCTATCGGGCTGCTCGCTATCATGCTTGCCCGGCCCGAGGACGCGCCCAAGGGCTACCGGCAGTTCGTGCGACCAGGCGTAGGGCAGAAAGCCATTCTCAGCGGCTTCAAGGAGCTGCGAGAGGCCGGCTACCGCTACCAACTGCTGCGCAACAAGGCCACCGCCGGCGCCCGGCCCAAGCTCGTGACGGACACGTACGTCAGCGATACGCCCATGAGCCTCGAGGAGGCTAAGCGCTGGCACTTCGAGACACACGGCGTTGCCGGGTGGGAACGAGGCGAGCGTGAGGCCGCCATGCAGGCCGGCGAGGATGCCGCAAGTAAGGGCAGCCTTGCAAGCCTTAGCGTTGCACACAAAAGCGATGCACACATTAGCGATGCACACAAACGCGTTGCACAAGATAAGAATCTTCCGGTCCTTGAAAAAAACACTCAAGGAAAATCAATCATTGGGGCAGCGGCCGAAAACGAGGCACCAAAGCTCGGGCTAACCGAGTGCAAGAGCTGCCATTACTATTTCCGGCCTACTTCACTCGATGCCGCGACGATATGCGGAGGCTGCAATGAGGCAGCCGAACGGGCAGCCAAGCAGGTAGTACAGCCGGCGCCCGAGATCGGGCCGGCCCGTGCTGCAGTACGCGCCATGCTCGATGCCTCACGTTCGCCTCGCGCAGCAGTAGAGCGAGCTAAAAACGAGTCGCTCCGCTCCGGCCTTGACCGTGAGCCGGGCCATGGCTAAGCACGCCGACTCGCCACTCGAGCCGCTCGCCTCGCTACAACAGTCTGCCCATTGGTACGCCTCAGCGGCCGCACGCTGCCTACAGGAGCACCAACTAAGCGCAGCGCTTGAATATCTCGACCTCGCACAAAACAAGGCTTTAGAACTCGCAGAGAGAGTACAGCTATGACGACATTGGCAGCAGCACTACAGAACGCGCTCGGCGAGCTGGCAACATGGCCGGCGCCCGGGACCAGCACGGCGCAGCTCGAGGCGCTCGAGGCGGCCGGCATGCCGACGCCGATTAGCGGCGATGCCCGGCTGCGGCTGCCCGAGGTGTGTCTGTAATGGCCAATCAGTTCGACTCGTACCCGATCGAGAGGGCGCGGGTGGACGAGGCCGAGAGCATCCTCGAGGCGGCGACCACGGCGCAGCTCACGGCACGGGGCGCGTGGCTCGAGGCGTACCTCGAGGACGAGAGCGGCGGCGGCACGGCGGCGCTACGCCGGCGTATGCTGCAGCTCGTAGACCAGCAGGACCAGGCCGAGAGCAACCTCGGACGGGCGCGCGAGGCGCTGGCCGAGGCTAAGCGCATCAAGGCGCGGCAGCACAGCAAGGCGTACAGGCAGCGGCTGCGGCAGGCGGCCGGCCATGGGTGAGCAGGGCTCACTGTTCCACATGGAGCCGCTCGAGCGGCCCGACGCCGTAGAGCCGGGCACCCGTAAGAAGTGGGGCGGCGGCGCCTCGAGGAAAGCACGGGAGATATGCCGGGCCATGCTGCCGGCAGCCTGCCCGAGCTGCGGCGGCATGATAACGGCGGCCACTCCCGAGAAAGAGTGGCACGCCGGCCACATGGAGGACCGAGCACAAGGCGGCCAAGACGGCGCCGGCAACTACTATCCCGAGCACGCCCGGTGCAACACCAGCAAGGGCGGCAAGCTCGGCGCAGCGATACGCAACGGCAAGACAGTAGCCGTTGATTGGCAGAGAGAGAGAACAATCAAGTGGTACTAATCAGCATCCTTACTCACACACTGGCCATGCTCGTGCTCGTGCTGCTCGTAGCCGGCGCGGTACTCGTGGCATGGGTACTCGTGCTGCTGCTGCTGCCCGGCTGCCGGCGACGGCGGCCCGAGGTACGCGGCGGCGCCGGCTACCTGCCCGGCCCGGCGCTGCCCGAGCCGCTGCCGTATGCCGGCCTCACGCTGCGGCGCCCGAGGGATGCAGCATGCCCGACCTCGTAGCGCTCGGGCTGCTGCTGCTGCTCATGCTCGCCGGCTGCTCGTTTGCATGGCGGGTGCTGTGACCAGGCATCAAACAGTTTTTTCCTACGCGGCTTGGGAGCCCACGGTTCCCTACCACTCCCTTTGCGCGCGTGGACTCTCCATCATCACTAGGACACAGGACAATGACCAATACAAAAGCTCTCATTTTCGCCGGCGCTGCGGCGCTGCTGCTCACGCTCTCGGGCTGCGGTAACGCCGGCCACTACGACTACAGCGACGGCGGCACGCCGGCCCGGCAGCAGATGGGCGGCCCGTTCATCAATCCGCATCCTGTAGCGCCGGCGGTGCCGGCCGTCAAGGCGCCGGCGCCGGTCAAGCTGCTGCCGGCCGCGCCGAGTAAGAGCATGCAGACGTTGCGACGGGCCGGCCGCAGGTGAGCGCCGTAGCCGAGGCGCCGGCCGCTGCGGCTATGCGCCGGCTCGGCCTCGAGGATATGCCGGCCGGCTTTCGTGAGGCGTGGAACGAGGCCGTAGCCGCCGTGGCGCGGGACAATGACGGGCTCGTGTACTCGGCCGTACCCTCGAGCCTCTCGTACATTCCAGAAACAACGGACATCAGCGCGGCGCATATCGGCGCTGCGATGCTCGGCATGCCGCTCACGCCGCAGGGCTGCCAGATAGCCGGCGTACTCGAGGCGCTCAACGAGGCCGGCACGCCGCTCTATGACGACTGCTCTATTGAGGTTCCGCGCCGTAGCACCAAGACAACGAGTGTTCAGTGCACGCTGCTCGGCCGCTGCGAGACGCGGCCCGGCTACCGCGTGATTCAGACGGCGCAGGACGGCACGCGTGCCTCGGCCGTGTTCATGGATATGGTTCGCACGCTCGAGCAGGAGACGCCGAACGAGGCCGAGCGCAATTGGGTTGTTTTCAAGAGCACCGGCCGCGAGTTCCTGCAGTGGGCGAACGGCTCGCGATGGTGGGTGGCACCGCCGCGCGCCTCGAGCTTTCGTGGGCTCGCTGCCGACGTGCTGTTCTTCGACGAGAGCGGCGAGCTCGAGCCGGCCGAGTCTGCCGACCTCATGGCCGGCGCCCTGCCCGTCATGGATACCCGCAAGCACGGCCAAGTCATCAAGGCCGGCACGCCCGGCCTCGTACGCGCCGGCGCGTTTTGGGACTCCCTCGAGGCGGCCCGAACAGATCCCGCAATGCTCGGCATCGTCTCGTACTCGGCGCGCGATAGCGAGGTAGTGAGCGAGGACCAGGCAGCGGACGAGGCGCTCTGGTGGCGCGTGCACCCGGGCCTCGCCTCGGGCCTCACCACCATCAAGACGCTGCGAAAGCGTTTCGCGACAATGGGCCTCGCCGAGTTCGTGCGCGAGTACCTTTGCGTGTGGCCGCCGGATACCTCGCAGGCTGCGCTCGACCTGCTCAAGTGGGAGGCAGGGCACTTTACGCCGCTGCCGGGACCGCCGGCCGGCGTTGCGTTCGGCCTCGGCTACGACGTTGCCATTGGCAGCGCTGCGGCCGCCGTGGCGGTGGCATGGTACGACGAGAACGGCGACCCGTGGGCGCAGCTCATGGAGCATCGCGTACGGGCCGACTGGCTCGTTGAGGACTTGTTTAAGGCATCAACCAAGCTGCCCGGCGTTGAAATTGGGTATGACCCTATCGGCGACAACATCGCCATAGCGCAGGCACTCGCACGCAAGCCTCGCTTTCGGGCCTCGGCGCTCAAGGCGCTGCCGTTGCGCGAGGTAGCCGCAGCGACGGCCACCATTGCCGCAGCGAACGATAACGAGACGTTCCACCACGCGATTAGCCGGGCGCTCGACGTGGCGGCCGGTAACGCGAGCTGGCGCATGGCCGGCGGCTCGAGGCTGTTTCAGCGCATGCACGGGCGCGACATATCGGCGCTGCTCGCCGTCGTGCACGCGCTCGGCGCTGCAGCGAAAGCCAAGAAACGCGGCTCGAGCGTGGTGCCCAAGCCGCGCCTCGGGTAGCTGCCACCGGCTGCCAAACGCTGCCACCACTAACGCTACGTTGCACCAGAAAGCCATTTTGGTAAGTCATGGTGCAATGTAGCGTTTAGTGTTTTCGTCGTGGGAATCTTCGAGAAAATAACCGGCATCCTAGGGCGCGCATCGACGCGGCCCGACTACCTAGCCGGCCCGGCGTACTTCGATTACGCCTCGACTCTCGCCACCGTGGCGCCGGCGCTTATGCCGCCGGGCGCCACGGTTCCTATGACCGTCACTCGGGCGCTGCAGGTTCCGCCGGTAACGCGGGCCGTTGCGCTGTACTCGGCCACCATCGCCGGCGGCGAGCTGCGCTCGAGTACGGGCGGCTCCGAGTGGCTGCAGAAAACTACCGGCGTCGTAACGCCCGGTAAGCGGCTTTCGGACTTGTTCCAAGACCTGTTTTTCCACGGTGAGGCGTGCCTCATGGTCAAGCGCGACGACGCCGGCCGCATCACTGACGGGCTGCGGCTGCCTCGCGAGGTGTGGCGCGTGGGCGCCGGCGGCTACGTAGAGCTGCACATTGAGGCCGTAGCCGGGCAGCCGGCCGTATGGACTCCCGTAGCCGACCAGGCGCAGTTTATTTACATCCCCTCGCTGCTGCCA